GAAGATTGACCATGATACCGATCAGATCGGCGGAGGTGTTCATCGGCTCGACAGGAACGATCGCCTTCACTCGGAGAGCGGTCTTCAGCTCATCGATGGAGCCGTAGATACGACGACCGAGAGAATCCTTCGACAGAAGCAGTCTGGCGAGCCAAAGATCCGAAGTGAACAATGTCGGGGTACCCGAACCACGCAGCTCATGACGCTGAAGGGTGACGGCGTCAACAATGCTATCTGCCTTGAAGTTCGGATCTTCGAGATCGACCTCCACCTCAACCTTGGTGACGTAGAGATCAGCGTCAGAGACAATCGGACGGACGTTGGCAACCTTGATCTTGTCAGCGCTGCCGGAGGAACGACCATCACCAAGCAGAATCGCTCGAGCGATTTCCTCATCGAGCATCAGACGCATCTCTGCCCGCATCCAAGCGACGACGTCGAAATCGGTGATGTCGATCATGTCGTCACGATCGATGGACTGCTTCTTGTAGATGGTTTGCGGAGTGGTCTCGCGCTTGGCAACGTCGAAGAACTCCTCGAGCTTCTCTTCGCCGGTGACGTAACCCTTCGCACGAGCCTCGTCTCCGGTGATGTCGGCAACCAGAGACTTGATTCGAGCCCAAGGCACGTGACGGGTCTCCCTGAGCACGACATCAACCCACTCGGTCCGACGAGCAAGGAAGTCGGGAGTAGTGGTGACGGATTTGGCATCCGGGAACAGAACATCGATATCGGTGATCGAGTGGGCGAGAGCGAACTCTTCCACCGCGGCCCTAAGCGATCCACCCTTTTCTGCGGCGGAGGCGATGGCCAGCATATCGTCGTGGGTCAGCTCATAAGGAGTGGTTTTAGTCCCCGAGCCACCATTGTTTTCGAACACGTTCTTCATGAAAGGTCCTTCCTGATCATGTTGGAGATTGTCTTTGTTTTCCTCTGAAGATTCAGAGTGCTCTACTTTGTCTTCGTTGTCGGCTCCTGTTTCGATTTCCTCTTCGGCATCATCCTCATCTTCTGAATGAGTGATGGCGCCGTCTACGGAAAGCTCATCAGAGTGTTCGGCATCGTCTTCTTCTGCCTCTTCGAGGGCTTCGCCGATCATAAAGAAGACAACGTTCTTCTGCTCTTCGGTCATGGAATCAAAGACGTCTTTAACAGTTCGCTCGTCTTTAGATTTGTCTTCCGAATTCTTTTCTTCATGCTTGAGTGCTTCACCGATCATGAAATGGAACACTTCCTGTTGTTCGTCGGTCATGGACTCGATGACATTGTTGATATGTTCCAAAGAGTCATCATCTTCAGAAAGTTCAATAATGTCATCGACGGACGCCAGATGATCCAGAGGAATATCGGCGTGAATGATAGCTTCGTCATACAGAATGGTCTCGGAGTCACCATGCTGCATAACCACGTTATCAATAAATGCTCCAGGATTTGCACCGGCAATGACCAGGCTCAATTCCCGAATGTTACCCTTGAGGACGTTCTTTGCTCTTTCAACCAGCTGATTAGCTCGAATCGAAAGAGATTTCACATCCTTATGCTTGACAAGGAGTTTTGCATTCTTTCCTTGGGGGGTATCGTTAAACTTGGCGTATGCGTATACACCGTCGTTTCTCTGCTCTAGTAACGCATGACCCAGAACGTTCGTGGGAGAACTATCATCGTGTCTCCAGAGCAAAGGAACAGTCGTCCCGTCGTTTTGCTGGAAGGCTCCTGAACGAATGGTTCTGCCATCTGCGCAAAGCAAATCATTCTTGGTTGCGTATCCGCTGAAATCATACTCCATTTTGAAGTAATCCTTTCTGTTTCATTTACGGACTTTCTTCTTTGGTTGTCGATCCGGCAGACTGTTCAGGATTGTTCCTTTCTACGTCCTGATTCGGCTGTGGCATGTTGCTATTCATCAACTTGTCAGCCTTAGGATCTTTGGCGGGTTTCCATCCGACTGCTCCACGCATCTCATTCGCTGTAGCAATTTCGTTACGAGAGAACACATCGGCCATCTCGACAACCTTTGTAACGGGAATGAGTTTGAATGGATCTCGGAAGTATTTAATAGCTTGACCTTGAGATCTTGCAGTCTTTGTGAGGAAGGTCCTGTTCATAGACTCAACCACGGCATCGACTATCGGTTCAATTGTGCGATTGAAGTAGTTTTGCATAGTCTCTTCGGTAGCACTACCCTTTAAAACTTCCTCACTAAACCCCAACTGACTGTAGAGTAGATTGGTCAAGTACGTAACTTGAGATAGGAGGTTGTTTTCAACAGGTCGATTGAGCTGTGTGATGTTCTCAGTTTGGTCTACGTACGCGATTCCATACTGACTGCCTCTGAGCTGCATCTCTATGTCTTTTCGCCTGACCTCAGCTTGTTCTCTTCTGGTGTCAGTCTTAACGACGTATGGAAGCTTAATGATCAAGTCCAGTTTACCAGAACTTGATTGTTCGTCAACGGTATCCAGCAGACTAAGTTTTCTTATAAGCCTTTGAAGCGTGCTGTTCGGTTCGTTCATGACCGAATAGAACGGATTAGTAACGATAGCCACAAAACTCTTGTGAAGGGTTACTTCTTCTCTGTTTCCAGTTCTTTCGTTGTATGCTTCGACTCTGACATGTTGCGGATACCACGTGACGATCTTTCCAACTCGTAGAGTCTTGATGTCGTAGGATCCTGTTTCGTTGGGATTCAGAGTGGTATCAACAGGGATAATAGCAATTACTCCTGAGTCCAGAAGTTGCATAACCGCATCTTGTCTAAAATCTCTAGCTGGCTGATCTATGTTGGAGGATACGGTTAAACATTCATTAAGCATACTCGGCATGTCTTCAAGATATCGCTCATCGTCATCCAAACGAACATGCTTGATCTCTATAGAGGCAGCATCAATACTGAATCTGGTATAGATAGACGAGATTATGGATCGTTCGTTCGTAAATCGAGGCTTCACTCGATCTATTCGGGAAGACGATGCATAAGAGATGTTGCCATATTCTGGAGAATATAGTGGTTCCTCGTCCTTGCCTAGAAAACTGTTCCAGGCATGTTTGAGTCTTGATCCGAATGTATCTGCCATAACACCTCCTTATCATTTGTCTCGATCCTTCCGGACATACCGTTCGGCAGTAGGTTCCCAAATCTGCTCTATTTGTTTTTCTACAAATTTAGTAGCCTCTCGACCTTCCGGGGTTCCTGGAAACGCCATTATACTCGTCATGCTCGCATCGATGGCTTTACCGGTCATCAAGTAATTCACAAACTCGGAGCCGGTTACCAACTCTGGATATTGACTACTAGACCTTCGAGTTTTAATAAGTACGTTATCCTTGTGTTTTTGTGCTGCGTCCAACGTAAGTTTTAAATTCTCTTCTCTAGCTTTTCTAATCGACGCGGTCCGCTCTTTTAGAGTCTTCTTGCGATACAGTTTTTGATCCGATTTAGAAAGTTGTCGATACTCGTCCTTACGCACACCCCACTTCATGCCTAATACACCATAATGCATCAGAAAATCATCGGTATCTATCATTCGAATGACTCCTTATTCAACTTATAAGCGACATAGGCATCCATCAAACCAGAAACCGGGTCGATCTTTTGTTCTTGACGCTTCTTAAGAAGCTTGCGGTTACCGTTGGTGTCTTCAATAGTAATCGCATTACCCATCGCGAAGCTCATAAGTTCTTGATCGAATATAAGAGCTCTCTGTTCGGCTAATTTCTTAAGCTCTCCAAGAGGAACGGATTCTGTTCTGGCTCCCTGAGGAACTTTCTCAACGCCAAAAGGTCCGTTTTCTGTCGTCCATCGCTCTACGAATTCCTTGGCGTTGTATGGATCAAATCCGAAAGCTTGAATGGTCCATTTCTGATTATCAATGAAGTTATCAAGATCCTCATAAACCTCCATCATGTCCAGAACAGTTCCGTTTAAAACTATTAAGGATCCTTCCTTTCGGAATTCTTCATACTTCGCTCTAAGAGCTCCTGGAAGCTTCATCAAAGTGTATTCAGAAATATAACATCTTGTTTTGATGCCATAGTCCCCGTTACCCAGCGGGAACAAGAAAGTGAACGCTGTGAAGTCGTCTCCCTGAGAAAGGTCTGCTCCCATAGCGCAGGTCATGTTCCAGAAATCTCTGCGACTGTGGGGTTTTGTTTCTTCGTAGGTGAAGAAATAAGTATAACCCTCCATCGGAATTCCGAACCGTTTTGCTAGAATGTCGTTTCTTGCAGCGGGATTCTGTTCGGCTCTTTCAACATCCAAGCGATACGTCTCATAAGTTACAGTTCTTCCAATATTAGGCTGAGCTTTGGGCCACATGTCTGGATCTGCTACTTCTTCAACGTCGTCTAGTTTGTAATACCAAATAGATGTGTCGGGTCTGTAGTAATCACCACGAAGAATGTTGTTTAGCTCCATCTTCATGGTATCGCCAGCACCGTTTCGAACGGTTCCTTCAGAGCTAATCGCTACTATGACGAAGTCTTTATTCTTGGAAGCGCCTTGTTCCAGAGAACCAACCACATCTTCCCGAATATCACTAGAAAGCCATTCGTCGATAGTAACAACTTTGGGTGTTAGGCCCTGGAGTTTTACAATCGACATTGGTCGAATTTCGAGACTAGATCCGGTGATAAAATTCTCAATACCCTTTTTGGTTGAAGCTAGCTTTACTCTCAAGGCTCTAGAGCCTGTGGTATTTTGAAGTGAGCCTTCTGTAAGGAATTGGAATAAAGGACCTCTGGCTCTGGTGATGGCTGTCCGGAACGGAATCATCACTTCTTCTGCTTGCTTCATCGTAGGGGCTACTGTAATTTGCTGTGTTGTGCTTACATCGATGTTCAAGAAATATGATTGAATCAGACTGGCGTACATCGATTTAGCTCCGCCTCGAGCTACGATCAGAAATTGCTTTTTGGTTAAGCGAGTCTTGATCGGTTTGATCTCGAAGTGTCCTGGCTTACCGTCGTAACCTTGAATCCAGACTTCTTCGTCTTCGAACGTGAACCAACTTAGAAGCTGTTCTGCCCAAAGCTTAAATGAATCTAGAAGATGAAGATCGCTGCCGTCACGTAAAGTCATCTCGGTTTCACAATACAGAATTAATCCGTCAATCGCTTTATCGTCATAGTAGTACTTAGGGTCAGCTATCAAATCGTCGATCCGATACATCTCCATAGCGACTTCTTTACAAACCGGAATCTCTCCACGGAGTACGGCCTCTCTAAACATCCCATAATATTTTGGTGTGGCGGTGTTAGAGAGAGCCATAATTCAGCCCAACCAATCCGCAGCTCTAAATTGATTCTTAATTCTTTGAGCTCTTAAACTGTTTTTTGCTTTGGAATATGTCGTTCTAGCCATTCTTCCAGCAATTTTATGATATCCTCGTTTATACGCAGCAGTTCCAGCCGTAGCAAGAACTAGACCAGCAACGGTGGCATATTGTGGGTTTCCGAGAAGAGTGTTCTTGATTCCTCGGCTTGTTCTACCAATCGATTTAGAAACGTCTTTACGCTTTCTTTCGCTTCTAGCTTTTGAAGCATGAGTAGAAAGGTCTTCTCTTTCCAAATGAAAGTCAAAAGCTTTCTTATATGATTCATCTCGCTTCGACTTGGCTTCTACAGTATTTTTAATCAACTTTCGTCGATTTCCAGCACCCTCTCCGTAGAACATCTTTGCTCTGGCAAAC